AATTTTTCTTTGCCATGATCGGCTCCTTAAATCAGCACTTGCCTTTTGACATGCCGCCGTTTTTCATGCCCAGAGGTTTAGAGCCAGACATTTTGACCGTAGTACCTTTGGAGATACCGCTCTTTTGAATAGCGTGCTCGCCTTTACCTTTGTTGCCGCCGGAAGGAACTGCGCCCATCTTGGCCTTAGTGATAGCACCGCCGCCAGCCATTTTCTTCATGCCAGCTTCCTTCATTTCGTGTTTAACCATAGACTTGGGTGCGCCTTTGGATTTCATGAAGGACACTTCTTTTTTGACCATTGCTTTAGATTCTTTCATCTCGCCACCCTTTTTAAAAAGTTCAGCCTTACCTTGATTGGTTTTTGGCCTGTTTACCACTTGACGGTCAGCCCGGGTTGAAACCGATCTGTCCTTCCCGAATTTCATACCCTTACTTGCTTCGCTGAAGTCCTTGCCTACGGCTTTAGGTACTTTAACTTTCTTTGCAAATGCTGGGTTATGGGCCACAGCATCCATGAATTTCTTTTGTTTTTCACTCGTTGCTGGCATCTTCGTCTTTCTTGCGGTTAACAAGTTTCTGCACAGTGTCAGTTTCGTAGATACGAATAGCGACCCAAATAATACTGAGAACCGCAGATACGGCAGGTAAGAATTCCACAAGAGTTCCTATGACGGTGAGGATAGAAGCACCGTCAATCATGTGCTTAACAGTTTCTTGATCTTGTTGGTTCATACAAACCTACCCCTCGTTTTGCCTTGGGTGGCGCAGCCGTCAGCCTGTGTTACGTATCCACCATCAGCGCAGTTCCAAGCTCTCAAGGACTTGTTAATCCTCGAATCCGGATCGCGTGCGGTCTCGGCGCTCGTAAGTTTCGCTTTCATCCCCTTCATACGGGCGCAAAAAGAGTCTCGCCTGCTGCCGCCCTCGGGTTGAGGACGCTTCAACCCCGGCTTCCCGGGATTTGCTGCGTTGTAGGAAGCCCGACCTTTGGCGTTCAAACCGCCCTTCTCGGACTTCCCTTCTTTGCGTTGCCATGCTGGTGACTTAGCCATAGAAAATTGTGCAATGAATATCCGCCGCCAAAAACACGCGAATGCCTTGATTCGCCAAAATACCTTCCCCGGGAATCACCATCGTAAACGCCGTAGCGTTTGAGGCGTCAGCCTGAAGCAACATCTTGTTGTACACAGTCACGTTACCGCTTGCTGCGCCGCTGTTTGCTACAGTTACCGTGAAGACGTTGGAGTTTGTCACGGTCACTTGGTATGGGTTATCCGTCAAATCCCAGTCCAAGTACACCCATTGGCCTGTAGACAAACCGTGGTCTGTTGCGGTCACAGTTGCGGTGGTTGTGGCGCGTGTGTATGTACCGGCTATCGAGGTATTCTCAACAAAAGCTGAATAACCCGTAGCACCGCTGAAAGGAAATATTACAGCCCCCTTCAAACGAGTTCGGTACGGAACCATCAGGCCAGAAGTAGCCGCATGTTGCGACTTAACATCATATTGCATCGTCATTTTGTTGCTCCGGTTCTGGTGCTTCTAGCCTGTTTATGAGCATCTTGTACGCTTGGATCGTGGCCTGAGCCTGAATTAAAAAGGCGTTTGCCTTATTTGCCTCAGTCTCTAGGCTACGAATCTCAGACTCCAAGAATTCCTTGGTGATCTGCATATTAAGCCGCGCTAGAACACATGATGAAATAGGGCGTACCGTCTGATGCCACAACTCTCAAAGTCTTGGCAACGGTGGCAGTGCTTGTTACAAACAAAGCTGCGGGGATGTTGAACAAGTTTGCAACAGTGCCTGTGCCGCTGTTTGTGAAGCGGATGAACGAAGCATTTGTCCAAGTGCCGCCAGAAGCAAAGTCAGAATCAGCTTGGATAGCTGCAATTGTGCCGCCGGGGTTGGTAGAAGAACCACCCAGAGTGGCGCGAAGAGCGTTACCCGCACCAGAAATAGTGCCAGAACCGTTGATGCTCAAGCTAACGTGAGCGCCGTTGACAGTACCGCCAGTAGCTGCGCCAGCACCTGTGACTCGCGTCAGTGCGCGAATGGTTTCGCCAGAGCCGGTAGAAGTAAATTCCAAGCGGCCATAAGACAACCGTGTATCGCCAGTAGCGGCAGAAGTTGTAGCGTATGACTCGGATATATTGCCAGCGGCAGTCTCAACGATAGGACTGGAAGCTGTTCCGGAGATAAAGCCATTTTGTGATATGACTGGGCCGGAGAACGTGGTATTTGCCATGATTGTTCCTTACATGCAAGTGAGGGTGTTCTGTCTGCATGTCGTCAGCCGGGACTGTCAGAACACCGGATAACCCCGGAATGTGTTCAATATACACCAAAAGAAAAAGGGGCACAAGGCCCCTTTCTCGGTTTATCAGGACGAACCTGAAGAACCCCACATACCCAATGGGTCAGACCAGCCGAAGCTGTAACGCTCACGGGCCTTGTAACGGACGTTGCCGGTATCGAAGTCGCCGTCCATGCTGTTAGACAGCGGGGTGCGGACGAAGTGCTTCAGACCGTTAGGTACGTCTGTTGTCAGGAACCAAGCGTTGGTGTCTGTCAAGAAGTGATTGACAGCGTAACCTTCGGGGATTGCGCCCATCTGTTTGATAGCGTTGATGTCGTTATCAGCAGTGGAAACACGCAGTTCAGTGTCAAGCAAACGCTTGGCAACGAACATGAGTGCTGGAGGCACAATCATTTTCTTGGGCTTAGCGGCGATCAACAAGCCACGCTCATCAGTCCAAGCGGCGATTTGAATAACGGCGGCTTCCAAAGAAGTCTCGTTCAAATCAACTTGGGTGGTGGGGGTGTTGCTGTTGGTTCCGCCAGAGATCAAGGGGTGGCTTGCGTTGAACAAGGACACGCCGTCGCCACCGGGGTAGCTATTGCTAAAGCCATTGTTCAGGACGGCAGCAGCCTTGACCTGTTTGGTGTATGCCATAGCACGAGCCAATGACTTGGTGTAACGAGCAGACAAGCTGTCGTACAAGTTATCTTCAATCGCTTCTTCAGTGATTGAGAAACCCAAGGCGATGGTTTCGTGTGTATAGCGGGTTGACCATGCTTCTTGTGCATTGTCGTAAGCGATGGCAGAACCTTCGTTCTTGACAGGTGCGGCAGAGAAGCCGGACAGTTTGGTTTCTTCTTCGAAGGAACGCTCAGAGCTCTCAGTTTCGTAGATCTCTTTGTGTTCTTCGCCGTAGCGAGCGTACTCCATACCGAACAAAGCGTTCAAACCGGGGAGCAACTCTTTCAGCAGTTGTGCGCGTGAAATAGCCATGATTTAGCTCCTTGATTAAACGCCAGAAGCGATAGTGGTTGTGTGAATCTCAAAGTTCCAACGAACGATGATCTCGGGGAACACGATGTTGCCAGAACCGTTGACATAAGATGTCTCGGGCACAACGTCAACGACGTTCAAGGGCAGTGTTCCTGTGGTTGCAGATGATGCAACAGCTACACGGCTATCGCCAGTAGTTGTCAAACCAGTGTTCTGCACCAATGCTACGTTAGTGCCAATAACGGCAAATTGCGTAGTGCTGGAAGGCAACAAGCCAGAAGTAGCATCATCGGCAGTAGCGCCAGTGGCAATCACAGCTTTGAACAGGGTGTCAGGGTCATTACACACGTAAGCGGTAATAACTGTACCTGTTGGGGCAGTAGTGTTTGCTGGGAAGTACTGAGCGAAAATAGTCTGACCTTGCGCGTTAACGTAAGAACAGCCCAAGAAAACGCCCATGATCTGTGAAGTTGTCACAGTTGCGCGAGCGGTGGTGATGGCGGATTTGATAATCGTGCCATCGTTAATCATCTCGACGGGGTCACCGTAGAAGATGCTTGTGTTGTACGCCGAAGCAATCCGGTACTGGCGAGTAGCGCCCGCGAAGGGTGTACCACCGTACAGATTGAGCGGCTTCAGCCCGTAAGGGGCATTTACCGTTGGATAAGCCATTTGAAAGACTCCTAAAAATTAAGAACCAGAACCGAACGAAACCTTAGATTTCTTATCGACGATCATCGCCATATTAGACCTAGAGTCTTGTTCACGAAGGAAATTGTTGTCCACCGAGTCCATTTGAGATTGGTTCAAGTTCGCAAAGTGTTGCGCACGTTGTTCCATAAACTCTTTTGGAATACGACAGAGCAACAGCCCGCCGATTTCGATACCGCCTCTAAAGCGGCCGTCAACGGCAGCGTGCATCATGAGTTCAGGATAGTCTTCTGCTTTGCAGGGTTCGTATCCTTCTCGTAACTTAGAAGAGATATTGCTAGGATCAGCAACACCCATAGTGCTCAATCGAACATACCGATGCTTCCAGCCGGGACGCTCATCTGGCATTGGAAGAGCTTCGGGGGCCTGCCAAGACGAAGGTCTATAAGTAGTTGCCCGTGATTCCAAGCCGCGATCCGAACGGTTTTGTTTTGCTTCAGTCATGATTAAACACCTTTTCTAAGTAAAGCAGCCTGTCTTGCATATTCTTCAATTGGCACCCCAAGGCGACGCGCTTGCGCGGCTTCTGATGCTTTCAGTCGAATACGATTTGGCGGAGTACTCCGTGTAGCCGGGGCTACAGGCGAAGTAATTCTTGTTGCACGGCGCGGGGTTTCATCATCCTCGTCAACCGGTTCTGATGTCCTTTTCTTAGGAGGCGGATCATCATCCTCGTAGCTCTGATCACTTTCAAAGTGCTCAGGAAATCGTTTGCGCATCGTTTTGTCGATGGTTTTGAAGTACTCTTCAGTACCTACATAGTCCGGACCATACTCTTTCTGTAACTTCCTGTCAATACCCATTGCGGCCATTGTCATTTCGTCATCCCGACCCCACCAGTCGCTGTTGTTTTCCACCCAACGTTGGGTACGGGGGCTAACTTTCTGGCGTTCTGGTTCAGCGGGCTGATACTCACGTTCTTCAACCTCAAGGGGTTTCATACCAGATGCTTTGTCCATACGCAAAGTAGCTTGGGCAATTTCTGCTTGGGCTTCTGCTAGGGCGTCCACGTCTGCCAGTTCGTATGCTTCTTTGTACTTTTTCTTGGCGGCTTCCAGTTGGAGCTGTGCGCCCGACTGAGACTGTTCAATTAGTACTTTACTTCCATTAGAAAGCTGTTGTTGAAGCCGTTTGTTCTCTTCAATGATCTGGCGTGCATAGGCTTCAGTGGCCTCGCGCTCGCGCAGTGCTTGTTCTTTGGCGCGTCGCTCATCGTGATAACCACGGGTGAACTTCTTGATCCGCTTCTGAACTTTCTCGTCGTAGGTAGCCAACTCATCGTCGGATACATCCTCGACAGGTTCTTTCATAGGCTTGCGACCACGATCTTCGGCGGGGGTGTCGTCCTCAATCTCGATCTCAAGTTTGTCCTCTTCAGCAGCAGCTTTCTTGGCTTCTAGCTCGTCGGGAAACTCATAAGTCTCATCAAATTTTGTTGCCATGTGTTACTCCTTATGCAGCACGCGTGATACCACGGGGGTCCTCCACAACCGCTTCCACGCTGTCATCGTTGATGATGCGGAACTCACGGCCATGAATCTTCAGGCGAGTGCCTGAATTGGGGCGGACGATGATGAAATCACCTTCCTTACAGCTCGGTCCACTTGGGAACCGGGTAGTGTCTTTGTAAGCATCGGGGCCAAGCTTTATAACGAACAGTACTGGGGTCAGTACTTCCTCGTAGTGCATGGTTTTTGAGTCTTTGAGTAGACCAACTTCGCTGTCTGCGTACTCTTCCATAGCTTCTGGAACAACACACAACAGACGGAAAGTCTTGGGATCAGGCAATTGTTTGGCTTTTTCTTCGGCGCTTTTGTTCAAAATGCCGGTCAGATCAACCGCAGCAACGTCAAATTCAGTCATCAGCTTTCTCCATTTTTTGCACAAGGTCTTCAATGATGTTCTCTGCGTAGTTCAAACCTTGGATAACTCCGCAGACTCTTCGGTACTCTTCAATGTGATCACAGCGCCCAGCCGCTACAAAAGCTTCTCGCTCTTGTTTCAGCTTGCGGATTTCGTTAAAAATTGGACCAAGTAGTTTGTACTCGTTCACTTATTCTCCTTCTTGTTGCTAGGCTGGTTTCGTTGCGCTGCCCGTTGCGCGTTTTGCATGGCCATTTGAGCGCGGTGTTTTGCAGCGTCTATGCCCATACGAACTCCTTCCATCTCCATCTGTTTGGAGAGCTTGTCTTTTGCAGCGGCTGTGGAGGCTCCCACCTGCATGGCCGCGATTTCTTTTTGCGCCGCGATGCGGGCCTCTTCGACACGAATTTGGTCTGCTTTGGCAGCAGCTTCCATCGCTTGCTTCTGCTGCTTGAGCTGCAAGTCTTGTTGTTTGAGCTGAAGCTCTTGCATCTGCATCTGGACAATTGGGTCCTGCATCTGCTGCTGAGCTTGTTGTTGCGCAGCTTGTTGTTGAGCTTGCTGAGTCAACTGCTGTGACGCTTGGGCAGTCATCATGGCAATCTGATCGGCCATGTTTGGAGGAACCTGCTTGTTCTGCTCTTCATTGGGCAGCGGCATACCAATGGCCATCTCCACCTGCTTGCGGTACTCAAACGCAATGTGCTCGTTGATGTGAGCCATAGCTGCGGCCATGATCGCTTGTGCTTGCGGGTTCATCTGCATCATCTGCTGAATCTTCGGATTCTGAATAGCGGCCATGTGCGCTTGAATATGCGCCTCGTGGTTTTGTTCGATGAACGCCTTAACCGGCTTCATGATCAGCAGGTTCTGATTCTCCTGCACTGGGTCAGTCGGCACTTGGTCGTCTTCCACCGGTACAAGTTTGTTGGCATTCTTGATACCCAGCACTTCAATCATTTGGCGGTGCAACAGCGGTAAGTTGTACAACTGCGGCGCACTTTGAGCCAACTGCAAGACCGCTTGATACTGCACAATCTTCTGCGCCATCGTCGCAGCGTTGGGATCACTGACTGGAATTACATCTGTGCTGTCGTAGTCCGACTTCTTGGCCTTACGACCTGCGTCTTCTGGCTCGTAGTCATACTCCTCGGGCGTATAGTCGGCGATGATGACCTTGAGCAGACGAAACTCCTGCTTCATGGTGTAGTGCAGACGGGCTTGGACCGCTGTCATCACCTTGAGAGTACGCTCCAACAGAGCCAGAGTTGTACCCACAGGAGCTTGGCTCGACATATCGGACACGTTCATATCGCCACTTGAGGCAAACGCACGGCCCTCTTGGACGATATTCTGGAACAAAGCAAAGAGAACCTGACTTGGTTCCTTGTACGGCAGAGGCAGAATGTTGTCCCGGATTGAGCCGCTTGGGACGTCTACATCTCGGAACTCTCCGGGCTGGATAGGTGTATCGTCACCTTTGATGCGGAGACCACGAGATTTGAGACCCCCGGGTAAGTTCGAAAGTGTTCCTGCATCCACGAGTTGACGGATGAGCATCGTCGCGCTCTTCGCGTACCCGCCGATAAGGTGGATAAGGCCGTAACCATAGAAGCCAAAACCGGGGATGTATTGGTAGTGAACAAAATGCTGTCGTTTAGTGTGTAGTTCGTCATCTTCGTACCAATTCCTCCGTATGGCTAAAACTTTGCGGGTTCCTTTTTCCACAGTCACAACATAAGGTAAGGCAATCCCAGTCTCCTTACCCTTCTTGTCTTTATGCTCGTACCCGGGCAAGTCCAAGTCAACGTGCATCTCAAGAATACGGAAGCGGTCATCGTTCAAGGCCGACATGCCTTGTTCTTCGGCCTTCTGCTTCTCAATATCATCCAGCTCGTAGCCGGGTTCGCCCAGCTCCACATCACTGTAGAACCCAGCTTCTTGTAACTTGCGCACCTCGTTTTCAGTCTTACGCATGACGTGCGTGACCCGCTCGGCTGTCTCCAAATCTCTCGCGCCGTATGGAACTACGATGTCTTCAGCGGGGATGAACACCGCCATCTGCCGACCCTTACTGGGGTCGTAGTACACCTTTTTGAACGCTGAGCCCGCCAACGGGAGTGACCACAACATCTTCTCGTGCTCTGGCCGGTACTCAGTCATCACTTCAGTGAGCTGATAGTTCATGTCCTCGCGCACGCGGGCAGCAGCCTCTTCACGTAACAAGTCAATCGCCCCAACAATCTGAGTCTTCACAGGCCCCATAGCAGGGAATGTTTCCATCATTGCCTCAGACTGAAAACGCACGACTGATTCTGTAAGCATGGGATGAAACACGCCACAAGCCCCTTGCCACGGCTCAGTGCGGTCTTCATACTGCAAGCCCAACAGTTTCAGGCCATCAACATAAGTTTTGATCCACTCCTTGCGGTCTTGGGTGTCTTTATCAAAATCTTCTATCAACTCTTGGCCAAGAGTATCCAAGTCACCGTCATCCATGAAGTTCGCAAGATTGGCATCAAAGTCCTTGGCCGTCTCTTTCTCAGGCTTCAAGTCAATCTCAATGTCCCCCAGACCAATACTTACCTCGTCTGGGTTCTCAATTTCAATTTCAATATCGGGCTCTTCGAGCATGGTGATGCCTTGAGGTGCTTGATAAAGTGCTTTGTCTAACATGATGTGTCCTTACACTGTGTAGAACCGCTCTTTTTTGCGGCTCCTGAAATACGTTGTTTCTTCTGGTTCATCCGTTGGCAAACGTAAGAACCCGCCTTGCCTAAACCTCATGAGGGCCAGAGTTGTCGCGTCAACCAAGTCGTCATGCTCGCCAGATGGGAACTCTGCAATCTCATCGACTAGCTCTTCGGCCCACCGCGTGCGCGGAACCCATACCTTGCCCGACGCAATTATGTCCGAGACTGAGTTCAGGCGGGCAATTTTGTCCTGACCCTTACTAGGCGTGTACTCCTGCACAGGGATCCCCATCGCCCGTAAGTCGTAGATCAGTGGCGCACCAGACGCCTTCTTCTCAATCAAAACCCCGTCCGGCTCATACTCTCGGTACTCCTCCAGCACGTCCTTCTTCAGGTCTGGGTATTCAACCCGCTTCTTATAAGTATTCAACAAGATGATATTCGGCGCTCCGTGATCTTCGTCAAAGTTGAAGATACCCCACGTCGTTCCTGCGGAATAGTCAGCCCGATTGTTCTTCTCAAACGCCGTATCCCACGTCTGTAAGATGTACTCACACACAGGTGGCCGTTCTGCCTCCCACCACTTCCACCAATCCCTCTTTACAATGGCCGACTCGTTACCCACAGGGTTCTGCTGGTACTGCGCCTGCCACTTACTGTTGGGTAATTCCTCGCGGAGAGCTTCCAACTCTTCAAGCGACCAAAACTCTGGCCATAGGGGTTTACCCGAGGGCATGATGGCCGGGAATTCAATGACTTCCCACTGCTCACCGCCCCTTTGGGCCGCAGCTTTGAGCACCTGACCAGTCAAATCCCGCATAGCCCAGCGTGTCATCACGATCACAATTGCCCCGCCGGGCTGCAAACGCTGGCGGGGGCCTGACGTGTACCACTCCGTGACCTTGTCGAACACATCTGGGTTGCTCGCGGCGAGCGCGGCCTCCTGTTCAGAGTGGGGGTCGTCAATAATCAACAGGTCAGCACCCTTTCCGGTGACTGTACCGCCCACACCAATCGCAAAATAGTCGCCATTTTTACTGGTATTCCACCGCCCAGCAGCTTTTGAGTCCGCTCTAAGCTCCAAATTGGGGAAAAGTTCCTTATAAGTGTCCAAATCGACCAGATTTCGCACCTTTCGACCGAACCCAACCGCCAATTCAGCAGTATTTGAGCTCTGAATGACCTTTTTGTTGGGGTATTTACCTAGAAACCAAGCTGGAAGGAGGTAAGAAGCGAACTCAGACTTAGTATGGCGGGGTGGCATGTTGATAATCAGGCGTTTACATTCGCCATTCACCACCCGCTCAAACGCTCTTGCCATAATTTTGTGGTGACGCCCGCTTATGAACTCCGGCCACACCTTGTTTACGAATCCCATGAACGTATTCTGGGCGATTTGTTTTTCGTACAGCTCGTCCCGCACATTCAAATCTGCAAGGATTAGCTTTTTCTGATCATCTGATAGTTTTCCAAGGTTGGCCAGCAGAGTTTTCATCTCTGCGTCCATTGGGGCAGACTCAATTCTGCGCATCTTCATCCTCAACGGGCGGCTCGGGCTGCACCTCTTCAACCATTTCTAGCTCTTCGGCGGGGCCAAACTCTTTGTCCAGATCAATGTCGATGGGGGTCACATCGGTAACCCCTTGCGCCAGCAACATCTTGCGCACCTTATCCTTGATCGCCTGATCCAAGTCAGTCACGTTGTTGTACGTAACAGTGATCTCGGTCTTCTCGGAGAAGAGGCCCACGTCGCTGATCTTGCCCAGCATCTCCGCTGCCTTGATCTCGATCCGTGGGTCACCGCATGACGCTAGGTCCAGTAGTTTGTTAGTGACTACTAACCTAAGCTCGGCGGCATCTGCAACGATTGGGTTGTTGTACTCCCGCAGCATCGTACCGATTCGTTCGGCAACGGGAAGGTTGTACATCAGGGCGGGCGTTTTACTTGGAGCGGGCTCAGCGTTCGGGTCTTTGCGTGGACGACCTCGGCCCCGCTTAGGAAGCATGGCTTCTTCGTACTGTTGCTTAGCTAGTTCCGAAAAGTCTTTGAATACGTTCTCAGCTTTGAGTTGCGCTTCAGGATCATCCTCTACTTGCGCACCCAGTCCCTTGAGGACTTCAGCAGTGTTTGCCGCGATCTGCATGTTTTCGCGGAGCGTCCCGCCCGCTTCCGGTTCTAAGCTGTCCGGAAACGGAACTGTGTTGTCAGGCGTCAAATGCACTGTCATGTGTTCAAGGGCACTCCGTAAAGAGGATGCGCGAATGTAACAGAAAAAATCTATACATGACAAGCCCGTCATGCACAAAATATGGCGTTTTCTATACATGACCTGCTTTGGGTCCCCTTGACGGGGGGTGTTTCTGGTGGAGTGCTACCGGCAGAACCCCAAAATTTTTATACCCCCCTCCCCCCTGTTTTTAAATTTTGCTCACCGGGTGTGCAAAACACTGTGTATGTATGTGGGGTCCCCCTTAATGAAATTTGGGGTGGTGGGGGGTCGTGGAGTTCTCCACCCAGGATTTAAGAAGGGGTATGGCCGGAGAAAGCGTCGCGATTTTCTACCACCTAGTCGGAGGAAGAGACGCGATTTTTTTAGGCTTCTGCGTCTGGCTGGCGGGCGTGGATCGTACATTGCGGGCTTTATCTTTCCTTGCATTGCGTCGTTACCCTGTGTGCGGTTTTCCCCTAAGTTTTGCCAGTTTGATATAGTTACTACATGGACAGAGGGGTGATGCCCGCTGTGCTGAATGAAGGGACATTCCTGTCCCTTTGTTCGGGCGTTTTGCCCGACCTTTACTTGGAGAATACATCATGGCAAACAAAGCCACTCAAGCGGTTACTGCGCCCGCACAAAGCGCAGTTGGTTCCGTGGTCGAGTCGATCTGCGGCCGTTCCTTGGTCGAAGCACAATCCTCTCTTGAGGAAATCTTTGGTAATGCGGCTGACGCTGAAAAGCTGATGTCGCGTGGTCAAGACGCGCGCGATGCGGCTGATGCCCTGCTGTTGGATTGGCTGTGCCAGTGGGAAACAGTAGACGGCAAGTTCGTCAAAATGCGTCGCGCCAAGTGCGACATCAAGGGCGAGCCCGTCTTGAAGGATGGCAAGCCGATCATGGCGTTCGTGCCTATCTCTTACCCTGAGTACCTTCAGGTTCGGACATGGGGCGTGGCCAAGTACTTTGACTGCGGCGCGGCATCTACTGATGCGGCTGACAAGCAATTCGAGCGGCAAGTCAATAGACTGGTCGGGCTTGGTTTCGAGCGGCCTCGTTCTAAGTCGGTCGATGCTGAGCGCATGGCGGCTAAGCGTGCGGCTGATGCGGCTAAGTTCGCGGACAAGGGCGATGGCGAGTTGGCCGACCTGAAAGCCGAGCTGGTCGCAAAGGGCGATGTCAAGTCGATGCGCGAGGCCACGGCCATTGCGAAAGAAATCGAGCGCAGGGAAAAGCCCGAGCTAGAACAGTTGCAGGCTGACATCAAAGTCATCCATGAGGCCTTGCGCAAGCGTGCGGCTGAGTGGGCAAAAGCCGGTTCGGTCGAAAGCCTCGCGCGTTTGACTGCGGCCTCTTTGGCCTTGGGCTAACCCATGAGCGGGCGCGACATTCATGCCGTGCCCGCCTACGGGCGGGACTATAAATCTGCGGCCGCTGTTAAGGCGGACTGGCAAGCGGGCAAGGATTTCCGCTGTGCCGTTTCGGGTCAATACTTGAGCGTTCGGGATGCCGTGCCCGCTCAGGTCTGGATTCGCTACGCCAAGCTTTCCAAGCTTGTGCGCGTTCATTAACCTTCACGCCCCTTCGGGGGCTTTTTTCTGGAGTTTTCCATGCGTACATTTTTGTCTTGGGTTGGGTTTGCGTCTTTGCTGATGGCCATCGTGTCGATTGGTTGCGGGCTTTTCGGGCTCATTGGCGCGGTCGAGATGCTGGTCTTTGTGATAACTTTTATTGGGCTTCATGTCCTGATTCTTTGGGAATTGGAATACACACCTGACTAACCTTTGGGGGCTTCGGCCCCCGATTTTTTTTGGCCTGCGCGACGGCGCGGCCCGCCCTGATGCCAGTCACTTGGTGGTAGTAACGCGGTAGCTCTGTTCTTTAGAATAGATTGTGGCAGTAACGCGGTAGCCTTGGCGAGCGCGGCTGGCTTGGCGGTGAGTCGCCCGCCCCGCCCGTATCGCTAGATACCAGTCACAGGTAGGAACGGGGTAGCCTTGCATTGCGGGCAAAGCGAACAAAGCGACACATTGTCGGTTTGTTCATTACTTTTAGTTATGACGCAGACCGCTTGGCCCGCCCACCAAGTGCAAAGCGGGCGTCGCTTATACCGCATTGCACGGCTTGGTTTATCATTCCAGCGGGCATTGCCCCTCCAAACGCATACTTTAATCTTCATTAACCCAGTAACGCCGTAGTTTCCACCCCGTAGCAACTACATCTTATACCGTATATCGTTACTAACTATATCCTATCCGACCCCTCCCGCAAGGCGGCGCTAGTGCGCAAGCCCCGAATTTCCTAGGTTTCTCTATAATAATAAAATAATTTAATATAATATATAAGACGTTGTTCCTGAAATGGGCATAGTATAAAGCGGGTCTAGGAATCTCCCCTCCAAACATAGAAAAAGTTGAGAATAGCGTGTTTCACCTCTCGCCCTCTTTCTCCCGTTCTCACTATCTCAATTTCAGGAACAACGTTTTATACCCTTTATCTTATCCCGATAAACCCTTACCCCTATTGACAGCCACGCCAAATATAATAGAATTACCACGGATATATGGTATACGGTGTAAAACTCTCAAAAAGGAAATTTCCATGCCCCGCCCTCAAAAGTACCTCAACGCTGACAACCTCTTGGACAACTGCGAGGTCAAGAACCTTTGCTATGTCTGGCCTAAGTCATCCTGTTCTCTGCCCATGCTCTCCCCTCATTCGCCCCTGACATACAAGTTCAACACAAACGCTGTCTTGCGTATCCTGTTCACGATCTGCCGCTTCCCGCCCGCTGGCCCACGCTTGATGAACATGTGCGGTACGAAGTGGTGCGTCAATCCGTACCACCATTGCGAGTCCAAGATGTACAGGGTCAAGCGGTTTGCGTCAGGCTTCCCCAACGATCTGTTGCCCGAGCAAGAATCCACCCGCCACCTGATCGCCCCGCCCGATGACGAGTTGATCGACATGCGCCCCAAAGACCCGCGCCATATCAAGATACTGATGGACAGTGCATCCCTCGCGGGCTACGACACCGATGGAATCCTCAAAACCAAGGGATTCGCTATTCCCAAGAATAAGCGCGACCTACCCACGGCTACGGAAGGCAAGCCCGTGCTCAAGATCAAACTGCGGGATGAGCCGAAACCAGTCACCCAAGAGGTGAAGGATGAGGGGCCGTCATGGGACGAGATCGAATTTGGGTTGGACCAAATGATCGACCACATCTCCGCGCAACGCAAAGCTAAGTCAGAACGAAACTAGCGGGCATGGGAACTTCATGTTTAAAACACGAACGACCCCCTTGACAAATGAGTTATTTTGTGGTACAATGTATCTTTAGATACATTGGTGAGTGATGACGACGACACCACATCTAAAAGCCGCAGGTGTGCGAAAGCGCACCGATGCTGAACATTCCGACATCATGTCGGTTTGTTCGGCGATTCAAAGTCCTTTATTGGAGATCATTATGAAGATAGCAACTGACAACATGACTGACCTGTCATGCACCAACGAGAAACTGATCGAGGTCCACAGGGCCATGCGCGATGTCGCACAGCTTTGGGTGTCGGGCCTTGTTACTGACAAGGAAGTCGCTGACAGCTTTGCCAGCGTGTCCGTGTTGTTCGCCCACTACCAACGCCTTGGCTTGACCAGCGGCTTGATCGACCCCAACACCGGTCTTCGTTACTAATGCTATATCCCATTTCTACAGAATTGGATGACGATCAACGACAGGGTTGTGATCGTTTCGAATGGATGTCGTGCACCCATTGTGGGGACGATGTCCATGCACAACGCTGGGCTCTTGGCTACAGGTTGTGTTTACATTGCGGGCAAGACGCCGCAATCTCTGACCGCGCATCTTGGTGTGTGGTGCAGACATACGGCAAGGGGCCGTACATGCTCGTTACACCAGAAGCCGCGCCGCAGGTTCTGATGGACACGAATCAGAAAAACACCCGCTCATCGAACTAACCGACATGGTGTCGGTATGTTCTTGTAAATCTTTCTTATCAAGGAAATCAAATGTCAAACGAGATCAACTTCATGCGCAGACTCAACTTCACCGAGACTGTTGACCTGCTTCTTAACGCGGGTCCTAACGCAGTGCACCTTACTGGCGAACCCGGTGTTGGCAAGACTGCCATTCAGGACACAATCGTTGAGCGCACAGGCTACCGCAAGGTGTACATCGACGGACCAAACACCGATGTCGGCCAGTCTGGTATGCCAATCCCCAACCACGCGACTCGCACCTTGGACTTCTACCCAACCGATTACTACGGCTTGCACCTTGACGAACCGCAAGTCATCATGATCGACGAGTGGACAAAGACCGAGGACTACACGCGTAACACGCTACACCCCCTGTTGCATGAGCGCAGACTAGGTACTTACAAACTGCACCCCGAGACTATCGTCTTCACGACGGGCAATATGGACAGTGATGGCGTGGGCGACCACACCAAGGCTCACACCCGTAGCCGTCAGACCGAGATCAACTACTTCAAGCCAACGGCTGAAGAGTGGTTGCGTTGGGCGGCGAACAACGATGTAGCACCTGAGATGCAAGCGTGGGTCAAGGAATACCCGCACTGCATGGCGTCCTACTTGGATGGCGGGCAGAAAGAGAACCCATACATCTTCAACCCCACCGATGCGTCACAGAAGGCGTACTTCTGCCCCCGCACTGCGTACAAGGCCTCGCATTGGATTACTGTGCGTCAAAACATCACAGAGAATGCGTTGATCGCGGCACTTGATGGCACTATCGGGCGGGCGGCGTCGCGTGATTTGCAAGCGTACATCTCGCTCGCAGATCAGCTGCCGATGACTGATTCCATTCTTGCCAACCCTGAGTCTGCGCTTGTCCCCACCAGCCCAGCGGCTCAATGTATCTTGGCGTTCAAGGCTGTGTCTGTGTCTACCCGTGAGACATTCGCCACATGGATGCGCTACATCAAGCGGCTGCCCAAAGAAACTCAGGCTGTCTTCATCAACAGCATCCTCGAGATTCCCACAAAGAAAGCATGGGTCATGTCTCATCCCGCCTTTGTTACATGGGCGCGTGAGAATCAGTACATGTTTGCCGGATTGAAAGGTTGAGCATGAACGACAAAACTTTCAACGCTATGTTGTACACGTTGGTGGTGATCGGTTTGGTCATCGTCGGGCTAGATGTTTTTTACTGGAGACCATGAACATGACACCAGCAGAGCTTTACGATGCGCTCGACAAAGCGGGCGCGGACTACGAGATTGTCCAAATCTTTGATGGTGTGCGCATCATCAGTGTGCAGGTAAACGACGAACAAAACGACACGGTGTCGGAATGTTCACCAACAACAGGAGAGAAATAATGATTACGAATATCACTGAAGCAAAGATCGTATGGCGTGGCATGGTCGCCACATACAAGCGTATGCAAGACCATACCCACAAGCTGATCTACAACAAGAAAGCCACAGCGGGCGAGGTGTTGGAGTCTCGCGGTTTGACATTGCAAGCCACAACAATCATGGCTCGCATGGCCAAGCAGTTGGATGCTCAGTTCCCTGAGTATGAGTTTGATATGGAAGGTAAATCTGTGAGGGTTAAACGATGACGCATGAACAGATCATTGCGAGTATTTACGATCACGGCATGAAGCTGGCCGAGCTTCTCAGGAAGCTAGGCAAAGACGAGGAAGCCCACTACCTTGAGTTGTGGGTGTTGGAAGTTAAAGCAAATGGAGATGTCAAATGATTGAAGTATCAATCACAGAAATAATTTTGTTTTGTTGGGCGGTATTGGCGACAGCCTTTGCCCTTAAATACAAACAACAAGAGTATGGGGCCAAGATTTTTATCAAGGCCCTAATGGAGGATGACAAGATGCGCGACGCCCTCGTCGCGGATTTCAAAGCACACATGAAGGAGACATCATGAGTATTGCAGTTGTCAGAAGTAAATTGCCAGCCGAGAAACGAATCGAGCTGGTTCATGTGAGCCTGATGCGAGAGAAGTCGTTTGCCTTCTTCGCGGGCTTGTTCATGGTCGGGTCTACCACAGTAACCGATCAGAAGATCACAGCGGGCACGAACGGCAGGGACGCTGTGTATGGCAGAGAATTCGTTGACTCTTTGACTGACAAAGAGCTGGCGTTTCTCATCATGCACGAGAACATGCACAAGTGTTACCGACACCTGACCACATGGAAAGCATTGGATGCTATTGACCGCAGACTTACGAATGCGGCGTGTGACTTTGTCATCAACATACAGTTGTATGACATGGACCCAGAAGAAAAATTCATAGCCTTTCCCCGTTCTAAAGAAACAGGTGAGCGTGAGGGTCTCTTCGACGAGGCGTATCGTGGCATGGACACCAAGCAGGTCTTCGACATCCTCTTGAAGAAAAAGAAAGAAGGATGCGATGGTGATGGTCCGCCCATTGATGGTTCGGGTCGTGGTCCAAAGCGTGACGGGCAAGACGGAACAAAAGGACAAGATGTCGATTTGTTCGGTGAGGGCGATGTCGGTTTCGACAACCACGATTGGGATGGCGCACAAGCCTTGAGCGAGGAAGAGAAGAAGCAACTCGATCAGGAAGTCGAGCAAGCTATTCGTCAGGGCGGTATCTATGCGGGCAAGTTTGGCGGCAAGACACCACGCGAGATTGGCGAGCTACTCAATCCCAAGGTCAGTTGGAAAGATGTACTCCAACGCTTCGCCCGTTCTCACATCAAGGACAGAGACTCAATCTCTTGGCGCAAGGCGCATCGCAACTTCCTTTGGCAGGATGTGATATTGCCTAGCATCATCGGCAAGCGAGTGAAGTACTTGGTTTTGGCGATGGACACATCTGGTTCTGTGGAAGGGCCGTTACTCACAGAGTTTCTCTCTGAGATGAACGGGCTTGTCAAGAGCATGGGCATAGACCGACTAGACATCGTGTATTGGGACGCTGAAATTCAAGCGCACGAAATCTTTACTGGTGGTGTGAAAGACATCGTGCATCGCACCAACCCCAAGGGTGGTGGCGGCACAAACCCAGATGTTGTGGTTGACCTGATGGTAGAGAAGCAGTTGAAGCCTGATGCGCTGATCATGTTGAGTGATGGCTACATGCACACCAACAAGAGCAAGTGGGCGGCTGTTACTGCGCCTACCTTGTGGTGCATCATCGGTAACGACAGCTACGAGGTCCCCAATGGACAGAAGCTTGTTGTTATATGACGACGACCCGCATGTCGAGTGTGGGGAGTGGTATCACATTGCTGAGCACCATGTCCCCATGCTTGTCAAGGGTGAGGTGAGGTTCCTCCATGACCATGTCTACTTCTATGTTCGCGTCAACCCAGCGGGCTTGAAGTTGATGATGGACATAGATGGCGATGCTCTCTTCCACCCGACAGAGATTCATCATCTTGGTTTGCGAGCGGCGATAACCAATGCTCGCTTAACGGATGATGATCTCGTTACAGTCGCTGGGCTCGAAGAGTTTCGGTGGTTCTTAGCCAAGCGACCCATACATACATACGACAAGTATGTAATGTCGTTTATCACGGAGGGCATGGCCTGCATTGTGACTTGTCACGAAGACAGCCCTTTATTTTCTTGGTTCCTTGTATTAGGAGGTACAAATGGATGATCAGGTAATTCTCTTTATTGGAGATAAGAGGTTCTTGTTGAGCATGGATGAAGCCTTGAGTATTTCAAGGGTGCTGTGCGGTGCGTCACGCATACACAACGCATGGATTCAAGGACAGGACTCAAACAAGTGCAACGCAATAGGTGACCCCGACCCACAGGCGGCGACCATCGCGCCTATATCGGGTGTACTGCAACTTGAGATCGACAGCAACATGAAGATTCTTGCGGAGAAAAACAAGCGATGACTAACTCAAAAACTGGGTACTCAGTGACCCTTAACAAAGAAACCTTTGATCTCTTACAAGTCGTGAGAGGCCAACTCATTGGTGCAATGGGCTTCGAGCCCACAAACGGACAGGTGGTTCGCCACCTTATTTCTCTCTTTATTGAAAGGAAAGCGTGATGGGATACGCAAGTTATTACAGCAACTACAACACAGCGGGCGTGGTGATGCGTCAGTCGTTCGCTGAGTATGTTGCGAAGTTCAAGAACACCAAGCCGATCAACAGCAAGCAGTCAAACTATGCTGTGCCACTTGGTAGTCGCAAGCATTGGAACATGGCGAGCATCTCCATGCCTGATGACGACACGGTCTGTCTGAATTACTACAAGCACCCGCTTGTGGTTTGGAAGTCGGACGACACATTCACGATTCATTCTCCCGTGTACTACTCTGCGTATGTGCCCAACAACATCCAGCAATTTGTTCCGATGGGGATTGGCTTCAGTTGGGACAAGGGCCGATTGTTGGTGACCAGCAACATGGGCGAGAAGTCTTACATATTGCGAGCGGGCGAGACGATCAAGTTTAGAAAGACGGGTGATTCTTTCGAGATGATTGATGTTCTCGTGGAGTACGCTATCCGAAAGATTCGCGGGTCGGAGAAGAAGTATCTCAAACTGTGCGAGCCGTTCCTTGAATGGGTTGATCTGGTGCAGTCCATTGCGCCCGAGACCAATGACCAAGCCGTTAAGGAAGTCGAATCGTCCAAGGGTATCTTGTTCAAAGCGGTTGGTTTGATGGACGAGGATGAATATGAAGCGTTCACGAAGACCAAAGCTTGGAGTGAATCGCCAAACAGATGGGACATCAACCACAGCAGACAGCACTTTCCTCATGGCGGTAGCGCAAACTGGCGTGGTGCGAGACACAACGGATTCGACAGAAACGGATGCGCTAAGTTGTACGAGTGGGTCACAGGCCCGCTAAGCGACAACTGGGTACATGCGTTGAATGTACTCAAACATCATGAAGCAGAGCGCAAACACTATCGGGTTGCAGACAAGCACTGGGGTGTTAATTTTGTACTGAATCGTGAGAAAGCCGTGAAGTATCTCGGTGACATTGCGCTGTTCTTGCACTTTGATGACTGCTTTAGGAAAGTCCCTTTAGCCGTGGGCGAAGTGCCAACCAAACAGAACTCTGAGTTTCTAACGGAACTCGGACCTGTGCTTTGAACAAACCGACATGGTGTCGCTTTGTTCGTTTCTAAACCAACCTATCTTGGAGAGATAAATGCAAACTTTTGAAACCCCATCCATATCGCTCGCTTCTATGGCGATGCTTGTTGAATTGCGTATCAGTACATGGACTGCTCGCAAGCGCGATAAGGAAACCACTGCGGACTTGAACACAGCCAAAGAAGCTGACCAAGACGCAAGCTCTGTCTACAAGTACCTCATGGCGGGCAGTGATCATCTCAGCAAAATAGAGAAGTATGCGGCGAAGTGCCGCGCGTGGAACGGCACACAGACTCTGCCGTGGATGAAAGGCATTGGCTTGTTGCCGATGGAGAACTTCTTTGCGTATCGTGAGCAACTCGGGACGATGGAAGCCAACTTCAACGCTTTAGTCGATGACTTCATACTAGCTTATCCGACGTTGGTTAGCGCCCAAGCCTTCAAGCTCGGCAAGTATTTCGACGCATCAGAGTTTCCTGATGTGGCGTCATTGCCCCGTCGCTTCAAGTTTGAGTACAACTTCCTTCCTGTTCCAGAGAAGGGTGACTTCCGTATCCAATGCGAGGACAAGGTGCGTCAAGACTTGGCCGAGCAGTACGACAAGATGTTCAACAACAAGATGAACGAGGCCATGCGTGACCCTTGGACACGACTGCACAAGATGCTGTCGAGAATGAGTGAAACGCTGACCGACAACGAGGACGGCAAGCGCAACATATTCAGAGACAGTCTGGTCAACAACGCCTTGGAGTTGTGCGGTCTGTTATCTGTGCTGAATGTGATGAAAGACCCAGCGCTTGAAGAAGCTCGTCGTATGCTGGAGAAAGCGATCAACGGCATTGACCCCGAAGACCTACGCAAGATACCTAGCGCTCGCGCTGAGTTGAAGCATAGCGTCGATGACATCCTTAACAAATTTCAATGGTGAACCGCATGACACAGTTTGCAAACATTCAATTACCTGACAACCGCATCCTTGACCCGATGCTTGATGAACTGGTGCGTAAGCTCGCGCTCGACAACTCGAACTGGATATTCTCTTGGAAGAGACACGACCAGTGGAATTACACCAACGCTATGGGCAACAAACGAAATGCCGACGGGGACTTAATCACCGCACCCGATGGCAAGCAGTTTCTCAGACGAGTCAATGTCATAGCGGGCGGGGAACAGCTTGGTAGTATCTCTGTGAGTCACAGGTACGGGCGCAAGAACACCGACACCTATGACATCGAGTCGTGGCGCATTGAGAAACAGCGAGGCTCGCGACATGTTACAAGTACCGAGAAGCTTGATATTGCTGTCCGCAAGATCAAGAAGTTGTTTGTCAAGATGAACTACGACGAGATCATCAAAAAGGCAGACGATGAGGCGCGTAACGCCACCTACTATTCCTTGCGTGACTTGAAGGCTCCGATCAGTAGATCAGCTATGATCAAAGATGAAGTGATGTTACAGAAGTATGTGTTCTGTGTAGTCCGGAACTTGCCCATACCTGACGGCATAAACAGGCCGGTCAGAGATATCTTTGAGTCGCCCAAGTACGAGGAGCACATGGCTCAGTATGAGTTAGCGATGGAGATGGAGCAGCTTTTGGCCAACGACGGAATGACGACTGTGTGTATACACAACGGGCTGTACTTGTACAAAGACAAGCAAACAGACAACATAGAAGTTATGGAGTTTGACCAACTGTCTGAGACATGGCAGAACCGCTTAGCTGTACTACAGCTTATGCAAGACGGAGAGGTAGTGCGTGATGTAGGCTTTAGATACAACGACACTAATTTCCACATCGTCATATAACTTAACAGCTACACCCTTTACGACCCGCCTATGTGCGGGTCTTTTTTTGCCTGAACAAACCGACACGATGTCGCTTTGTTCGGTGTATAGTGGATACCCCTACAAAAAAGACTTGACAAAGTCTAAAGCCACCCCTATATTAGAGGCCATACAGGAGAGAATAATGGCCTTGACCCCAGAGAGAAAAGTAAAAAATCAATGCGTTGAAATACTGAAACAGCATGACGCATACTACTTCTTCCCAGCCTCAAACGGTTTAGGCCGTGCAGGTATACCAGACATCATAGTCTGCGCTCATGGCTACTTTGTAGCCATCGAATGCAAAGCGGGCAAGGGAAAAACCACAGCCTTGCAAGATCGTGAACTCCAGCGTATTCGCGGCGCGGGAGGCGCGGCCCTTGTGATAAACGAGGGCAACCTTGATCATCTCAAGGACGTGATGATCGCGATTGACAGCGCGACTATTTTTCAAACTCTGAATGAGGTGTTCAAGAATGAAATTCACTGAGAAACTTCTGCGTTACCCACTGCCCGATCAACTTAAAGCCGTCCTTGAAAAGTTTGACGGAGAGTTTGATGCCAGTCACCTAAGAAAGCTGGATAGCCTTGCCGACTCGCGTGGCTTTTCGCGCTACGAACGCTACATGCTTCAACGAGCTTATCGCCGCGCCAAGCGGGATTTGGCTTTGAATGAAGCTATGGAGTTGGTGCTTAATCTCCAACCCCAACTTGGAGTTGTGATACAGCCAAAAGGAACGACAGGCATAACTACAGCAATGTGGAACGGCACAGTCCCATCCCAACAAAGTATGTACCAGCAACAGATGAACGCCGTGGTCAATGAGGAATTGAACAAAGCTTTGCGCAATGTATTAATTGGGACGAGCCCTTGATCACCATAGACTTTGAGACTTACTACGCCGCAGACTACAGCCTCTCAAAAATAACGACAGAGGAATATGTTCGCGACCCACAATTCCAAGTTGTGGGCGTGGCGGTCAAGGTGAACGATGCACCCGCTGAATGGTTCACGGGTGACATGGATGAGACCGCTGAATGGCTGGCGGGCTTTGATTGGGACAACCACTTCGTGTTAGCCCATAACGCTATGTTTGATGCGGCCATCCTGACATGGGTGTTTGGTCAGAAGCCCAAGGCATGGTTGGATACGCTGTCTATGGCTCGGGCTCTGCTGGGTACTCAGGTGGGCGGCAGTTTGGCCAAGCTGGTCGAACACTTTGGGTTGGGTGCAAAGGGCTTTGAAGTCAATGACGCTAAGGGATTGAGAAGAGAGGACTTTGGGGCACAACAGTTGGCGCAGTACGGTGAGTATTGCAAGAACGATGTGGAGTTGACCTACAAGCTATTTAAAGAACTCGATGCAACATTCCCGACCAAAGAGAAGCGACTCATAGATATCACGATCAGGATGTTCAGCGACCCACTGCTGGAGCTTGATACGCAGAAATTGGAAGAGCATTTGTTAGCGGTCCGTGAGCGCAAGGACAAATTGTTTACTGATTCTGGGATAACGAAAGAAGTTTTGAACAGCTCGGCCAAGTTTGCTGAACTGCTGAAATCATATGGCGTGAGGCCACCAATGAAGCCCAGCCCCGCAAACCCAGACAAATTCATATATGCCTTTGCCAAGAGCGACAAGGACTTCTTGCATTTGTTGGGGCATCCGAACGAGGCAGTGCAAGCTATTGTGGCGGCGCGTATTGGTGCGAAGTCAACGCTGGAAGAGACAAGGACAGAGCGGTTCATCGAGATATCACGCAGGGGGCACATCTGCGGGGCGCTTCATCGTCTCCCTATTCCTTTGAAATATTACGCCGCGCACACAGGGCGGTGGGGCGGGTCTGACAAGGTCAATCTGCAAAACCTTCCAAGCCGTGGCTCTGAGGGCGGCAAGCTCAAGCGCTGTATCGTTGCCCCAGCGGGCCATGTAATTATCGACTGCGACTCGTCCCAGATTGAAGCGCGTGTGTTGGCGTGGCTGGCGGGCGAGACGTACATCTTGGAGTTGTTCCGTAGAAAAGCCGACGTGTATAAGCACATGGCGTCCGCGATCTATGGGACTTTTGAGCATGAAGTTACTGCGGATCAGCGTTTTATTGGGAAAACAACCGTACTTGGCGCGGGGTACGGAATGGGCGCGGAGAAGTTTCAAGCTCAGTTGTCCAACATGGGCAAAGAGTTAGATATAGACACTTGCCGTTTCATCATCAAGCAGTACCGTGGTGTAAACCGCCGTATTGCAGAGTGGTGGAACCATTTGAACTTGGTGCTGACATCTATCGTGGCCAACAAGCCAGTGCAGGTGGATTCAGTTGGACTCATGGAAACTTCCCCGTTCACGGGAATCCCCCTACCCAATGGCCTGTACCTCAACTACCCTGAGTTGCGTCGAAACACCAACGGCCAATTCACCTACGAAACACGCAATAAACCAAACAAGATATACGGCGGTAAGGTTGCCGAGAACCTGTGCCAAGCTGTTGCCCGTTGCATTATTGGTGAGCAGATCATTCAAATCGAAAAACGCTATCGAGTTGTGCTGACCGTGCATGACGCTGTGGCTTGCGTAGTACCAGAGAACGAGGCTGACGAAGCTCGGGCTTACATCGAAGCGTGTATGCGTACACCACCCCCTTGGGCTCTGACCTTGCCGCTTGATTGCGAGTCTGGGATGGCCCGCAACTATGGAGATTGTTAATGGCAAAACCTATCACTTGGTCGTACAGCAGTTTGGCGTTGTACCAGCAGTGCCCCAAGAAGTATTACCACCTCAAGGTGGTGAAGGATATCAAAGAGCCGTTGAGCGAAGCTATTACTTTTGGTAATGAGATTCACAAGATCGCTGAAGAATACGTTAGTAAAGGTCGCCCCATTCCTGAGAAGTACAACCACATTGAGCCCGCCCTTAAGGTGCTGAAAGATATGCCCGGGGAGAAACTTTGTGAGAATAAGCTCGGCCTGACCGCTGATTTGAAACCATGCGGATTCTTCGACAAGAACGTGTGGTGGCGCGGCGTTGCAGACATCATCATCTTGCAAGGCGACACCGCCCTGACTGTGGATTACAAGACGGGCAAGTCGAGCAAGTTTGCTGAACTCAAGCAACTGGAGATCGTGTCCCTTGCGATCTTCAAGCACTTCCCAGAAGTAAAGAAAGTCAAAGCGGGCTTGATGTTCCTGTTCGCTGATGACTTCGTAAAGACTGCTTATTTGGCTGAATCACAGAAAGAACTGTGGGGTAGCTGGATATCAGATGTTGGTCAACTTCAGGCTTCCGTAGAAAACGACATGTGGAACCCGAAGCCCAACTTTACCTGCCGTGGCTGGTGTCCAGTCACATCATGCGATCACAACCAAGGAGAGAAATAATGGCTAAAAAACTAAGCAGAGCAGAGAAGATTCGTCGTCACCTCAAAGCGCACCCCGATATGGCATTGAAAGATGTGGCGGCGCAGTTTGGTACTACATATCAAGTTGTCTACATGATCAAGAGGAAGATGCCGAGCAACCCAACACCCGCACCAGAAGCAGGGGACGGGTACGTGTATCGCTGGATTAATACAAATGCTCTTGACGAAGATGCACAAAACGCATTGGCGGCACAACTTACACAAGATGACCCCGTCAACCACCCATCCCACTACAAAGTGGGCGGTATCGAGACCATCGACTTCATCGAGGCCAAAGGTTTGGACTATCACTTGGGTAATGCGGTTAAGTACATCACCCGAGCAGACTACAAAGAGAACAAAAAACAAGACCTAGAGAAAGCCGTTTGGTACATCAAACGCGCCATTTCAAAACTGTAAGGAAGTCACCATGCTGGATGTAATGGCTTTGATTGCTGTGCTGTTTATTGGCCTTGGCCTTGGTGGTGTGGCCATAGCAGTGTTCTTATATGCACTTGACTGGATGCAGAACGGAGGCAAGAAATGATTGACGTCCCAACAACACCGGAAGAAGATGAAGCGTTCAACGAGTTGGAACGCATCAGCAAAGTCAAACAAGAGATTGTCAAGATGACGCAAGACAGAGAGAAACTGCTGAACATGGACAGGAACAAAGTCATCGAAGAAGTGGCACAGCACATCGAGAAGATGCAAGGGTTTGGTCAGGACACCATCAGTTCGTTTGCAATCTACATCAGGGGGCTGAAGAAATGACCCCGCAGAGCTTTGACATTGACACTGCCAAAGAGATTGTGGGGGATACACGCATGAGAACCATTGAAGCTAAGGCGCGACAAGATGCTGACAGTGGAATCATGGACAAGCCAGCAAGAGCAGAAGGTACTTACTGGGATGCTGTACGTTCAGACATGGAGTACATCGTGTACACAACAGCGCATCACAAAAGATTAGAAAGAATACAACGCATGAAGGAGCGGCAAGCATGAGCTGGAAAGATTCAACGCTCAAGTACATCAAGGAACTGATGAAGCCAAAGCCCATCAGTGAAATCATCGAGAAAGAAATGCGTGAGGCCGTCATTAAGAAGCTGGAAGCGGAGAGTGCTGTGGAGTATGCGGCGTCAATCGTCACCTACAACGTCGAGCGCATTGGCAGACTACAACGCAGACTTAAAGAACATCAGGAGGAAGAGTAGGTATGAGCACACCCCAAGAGTATTGGGACGCCTGCCTTATTAAGACATGGCGTAACGACGGCAATCTGTTGGACGCCTTCCAAATGTTCACCAGTGTTACTGGGAAGAAAACAAATGATGTTGATCCTCCTTTGTTACGCTTACCAAGTGCAGGCGTACCTTGGAAGCTTCCAGCAAGAGCTTACATGGCGGCGTATTTGGAGAAAATAAGTAATCGCCTGTGGGAACAGCCGCCCGAGAAAGATGTGTTGTTGCTGAAGAAGCTGCAAACATCCAAGTACACAACGACTACTCAAAACACCAACAACGACCTTGAACTGGCGGCTGAACGGCGATCACATAACTCAAACCGAAAGCGCAATGCAATGAGCGCCCTAAACAAAAGCAATCGCAATCAAGCTACAGATTGGGGGGTGACCAAAGGCCCATCAAGAGTAAAAATGAAAAGGAGGTAGCTATATGATATTTGACCGACTTCTTGTCGCCGCCGTGTGCTGTTGGCTGGGCGTGACAGGTTTGTTTCCAGCTACAGCAGAACCAGTAAAGCCCCTGACCCCAGCGCAGTTGCAGATAAAAGCCAAGCAGAAGTCAATCAGCAACGTGTGCAAGGGTAAGAGAAAGAGTCAGACCGTGAAAGATTTGTGCAGAAGATGGGAGAACCAAAATGCTTGAGAAGATCAGAACATTCTTTGGGAAGGTGCGTGGGCAACACGCAGAGAAGCGAACCATAGTGGTTGAAGGCGACCTGTGGAGATGCACAGAGTGCAAAATGCTTTTTCTAAACCGCGTAGTGGGAGAACAACACCAATGCCTAGACCAAAAAGTGAGTTAACCAAGAACGGCAAAACCATAGGCGTTCGTTTAACTCCGAGTGAGTATGAGGAATACGTAAAACTTGGCAAGAGCAAATGGGTGCGAAAGCTTTTACGAGAAAGCAGAAATAAGAAGGTACAAAATGACAGAACTAATTGATTACGCTCGCCCTTTGATGATGGCAGAGCGGGCGATGAAAACATCGCACGATTTGTTGCTACAAGAGGATTTCAATCCAGCGATAGATCAAATAAACTTGGCCATTGTGGAGCTTCGTATAGCTCGCGTTTCAATCATTCACATCATGGAGAAACAAAATGCCCTACGTGAACAAATCCAGACCCTACAAAAAAGAATATGAACAGCAAAAGCAAAGAGGTGAGTTGCCTGACCGGATGGAGCGCCAACGAGCCCGAAGAAAACTTGACGCCAAGGGCGTTGACCGCAACGGAAAAGATGTTGCACACGTCAAAGCTTTATCTAAAGGCGGGTCAAACAAAGACGGAGTCAGACTCGAACCCCCCAGCAAAAATCGGTCGTTCAAACGAAACCCCGATTCATCAATGAAATAAAAAATGCAAGAATACACATGGCCGCGCCCTATGGGGTTTGAGCCTTTTGATCATCAGAGAGCAACAGCATCCTTCCTCGTGGCCAACCACCGCGCCTTTTGCTTCAACGAGCAGGGCACAGGTAAGACAGCCTCAGTGATTTGGGCCGCTGACCAACTAATGAATGCGGGTATTGTCAAACGTGTTTTGATTGTGTGCCCGTTATCAATCATGCAGTCTGCATGGCAAGCTGACTTGTTCAAGTTTGCTGTGCACCGATCTGTAGATGTGGCGTATGGGGATGCCAAGAAGCGGGCGAAGATCATCAAGAGCAAAGCCCAGTTTGTAATCATCAACTACGACGGATTGACAACCATTGCAGACGAGTTGCTGAACAACGGTAGCTTTGATTTGATTGTCATCGACGAAGCCAACGCGTACAAGAACGTCCAGACCAAACGCTGGAAACTCATGAACAAATTGGTGAATTTGTCGTTTTCCCCATTGAACACCCGCTTGTGGTTATTGACGGGCACACCTGCTTCTCAGTCTCCGCTTGATGCGTACGGGCTTGGCCGGTTGTGTGCCCCCCAGAGAGCACCAAGGTTCTTCGGTGACTACCGCGAGTCTGTCATGCAACAGATGAGCATGTACCGTTGGATTCCACGCCCACACGCAGAGCAGATCGTGTTTGACATGCTTCAGCCAGCGATCCGGTTTACCAAGGAAGAATGCCTTGATTTACCTGATGTCATTCACACCAGCCGCTACGCACCACTAACACCATCTCAGAGTAAGTATTACAAGATGCTCAAAGATCAGATGTTGCTTGAGGCGGCGGGCGAAGAAGTCAGTTCGGTCAATGCTGCGGCAAAGATGAACAAGCTGCTCCAGATTTCCTGCGGGGCGGTTTACAGCGACACGGGCGCAGTCGTTCAATTTGACGTGTCCAACCGGCTAAATGCTGTGAAAGAAGTGATTGAAGAGGCCAGCCATAAAGTTCTGGTGTTTGCCCCATTCAAACACACCATAACATTACTGAGCGAGTACCTTACAAAGGAAGGTATTACTTGTGAAGTGATCAATGGCGATGTCCCCGTACAAGCGCGTACAAGGATATTCAAGAGCTTCCAAGAGTCAAAAGACCCAAGAGTGCTTGTGATACAGCCACAAGCGGCGGCACACGGGGTTACCCTGACGGCGGCAAATGTCGTGATCTGGTACGCTCCTGTCACGTCCACAGAGACGTATCTGCAAGCCAACGCCCGTATCAATCGCCCGGGCCAGCGCAACAACATGACCATAGTGCACATCGAAGGGAGCCCCATCGAGCGCAAGCTATACACCATGTTACAGAGCAACATAACGAACCACGAAAAAGTGGTCGATCTTTACAAAAAAGAATTGGCAGATACTTGACAAAGTCTAGTAGAGGCCATATAATAAATCCCACAACAACTAAAGGAGCTTCAAATGGAAGAGAGCGTAGCTACCACCGAATCAGTAGACGACTTGTCCGCTGAATATATTCGGGTGAGAACTGAGCGTGAACTACTCAAAGAAAAGTTTGATGATGCAGACAAAGTGTTTGCTGATCAACTTGCCGAAATAGAGTACAAGCTGATTCAGATCATGAACAAGGCTGAGACAAGCAGCATGTCCACTGATCGGGCAATCATAATCAAGCGCGTATCCAGCCGATACAACCCAACAAATTGGGAAGCTGTGTATCGTCTGGTTGATAAATACAAAGCGTACGGAGTGCTTCACAAACGCATCCACGATACCAACATGAAAGATTTTCTGGAAGAACATCCAGACGAGTACCCAGAGGGGCTCAACGTCGATAGCCGTTACGCTGTCACTGTAAAACGCAAACCCGCAATCTAAGGAAAGAAAATGAGCAACATCACAACATTTAACGAGAACCTCCCTGCCCACCTGCAAAACGTAGAGTTGGACGACTTTACCAAAGCCTTCACTTCTTCTGGCGGTAGCGTCAAACGTATCACTCTGCGCGGGCGTGTCTTCCGTCTGGTTGACGGCGGCAAAGAGATCGCCAAGAACACTGACCCACACATGGACGTTGTGATTGTCAGCGGTAGCAAAAGCGTTCAGAAGTCATACTATGCCGCCGAGTACAACTCCGAAGAGACCTCAATCCCTGATTGCTGGTCGAGCAATGGCGAACGCCCCGATGCAGATGTTGAGAACCCACAAGCGTCCATCTGTAAAGACTGCCCCCAAGCAATCAAAG